GCGCACCGCGGACTACAACACGACCTACAAGATCACTGTCAACAACACCACTGTCTCTACCACCACCGTTGCTGCAGGTGGCAGCCCTGACCCCAGCAGTGTGACGATTGCCAGCAACCTGGCCACGTCTCTGCAGTCAGCCTTGGGCGGTGGCTTCACGGTGACCGCAAACGAGTACATCGTGCGAATCACCAAGAACGACGGCGGTGACTACACGCTGTCGGCAACCGACACCAGGACCGCGGAGGGGATTATTGCAATCAAAGGCACTGTCGATGCAGTGACCAGGCTGCCACTGATTGGCGACCATGGCTTCATTGTCAAGGTGCAGGGCAGCGCCAGCACCAGCTTTGACGATTTCTACCTGCGGTTTGAGACCACGGCAGGTAGCGGGTTTGACAAGGGCGTGTGGCGTGAATGTGCCGCACCTGCCTCCAAGTACAAGCTGGACCCAGCAACCATGCCGCATGTGTTGATGCGCAACACAAACGGCACGTTCACCTTTAAAAGGTTTGATTGGTCGCCGCGTGTAGCAGGTGACACGATCACCGCCCCAGAGCCCAGCTTTGTTGGCGTCCAGATCCAGAACATCAACCTGTTCCGCAACAGGCTGGTGTTCCTGGCTGACGAGAACGTGATCCTGTCAGCAGCAGACAGCTACGACCGGTTCTGGCCAGAGACGGTGCAGACCGTCGTGGACAGTGACCCCATTGACATCAGTACAGGTGGCACTGAGATCAACTTCCTGGTCAGCAGCTTGGCCTTTGCCAACACGCTGCTGCTGTTTAGCCGCCATGGCCAGTTCCGCCTTGACACTGGCATCACAACGCTGGGTTCGCCGCTGACACCAAAGACCGCAACGGTCACGGCCATCACCACCTTTGACATGCAGGCCAACGTCGACCCAGTGGGCGTTGGACGCACCATTTATTTTGCTATCCCCAAGGGTGAGTTCTCAGGCCTGCGCGAGTTCTTCCTGCCAGACGCCAGTGGCCCCGTGCCCTTGTCTGAAGAAGTGACAGCTGCAATCCCCCGCTACATCCCAGGGAACCTGGCCAGCTTGGCAGCGTCGGTGTCGGAAGAAACCATCATTGCGATCAGCAAGAGCCAGACCGACCGGGTGTACTTCTACAAGTTCTTCTTTGAGGAGGACACCAAGCTGCAGTCGTCTTGGTCCTTCTGGCAGTTCCAGTCCGGCAAACAAATCATCGGTGCTGACATCCTGGACAGCGACCTGTACCTGCTGTGCCAGTACAGCGACGGTGTCTACATGGAGCGCATTGCACTGCGCCCTGAAACCACTGACACAAGCAGCGCGTTTGAGCTGCTGCTGGACCGCAAGACTTCCGAGGCTGGATGCACGGTGGCAGTGACACAGCCTGCTGGCCTGGATGTGCAGTCGACAATCACCCTGCCCTACCCCATGACTGCTACGGGCACCATGGCCCTTGTAGGCAGGCTTGTGGCTGGCAACACACTGCAGCACGGCCAAGCCCTCCAGATCATCTCAGAGACGCTTACAGGCGGGGCTGGTGGCAACGGAACGATTGTTGTGCGTGGCGACCTGAGCCAAGCCAAGTTCTTTGTGGGTGAGCTGTACCAGATGACGTATGAGTTCTCTACGCCGTTTATCAAGGAGCAACCTGCAGGTGGTGGTGTCGCTGTAGCCGCAGGACCCAAGCTGCAGCTGCGCACCTGGACCGTCGTGTTTGACAAGACTGCACACTTTCAACTGCGGGTTACCGCAGAAGGCCGCGACGCCCAGACCTACACCTTTGAGGGCTACACGGTGGGTAGTGGTCTTGCGCCATTGGGTACACCTGCCTTGAAACAAGGCCAGTTCCGAGCCCCTGTGATGACACGCAACACAGGTGTCAAGATTGAACTACTTAGCAATAGTCCATTACCGTGCAGAGTGCAGTCCTGCGAATGGGAAGGGTGGTATCACAGTCGTGCAGCACGGATGTGAAGGGCAGTCACCAGCGCCCTGCCACTGTTCGTGACGTCGTGGCTGTGGCTGACGGCATGCGGCCAGAGGACGTGGCTGAGGTCAAAGCACAGTCAGGCAGCAGCCCACGGGAAACCATGCTGCACTGCTTCTTTTCCAGCCGTCCGTGCATGGCCATGGTCAGCAGGCATGGCAACGTGGTGGGCGCCTGGGGCGTGATACCAGAGGGCACCAGAGCTGGCCGGATCTGGATGCTGGGATGCCAGGCCATGCTTGACGACCACGGTGATCGCCGGGCATTTCTCAAGGAATCCAAGCTGCAGCTGCGCAAGCTGCACGCTGACTACCCAGTGCTGTTCAACGTTGTGGACGCCCGCAACGTGGTCCACGTCCGCTGGTTGAAGTACATGGGCTTTACCTTTATCCGTAAGCATCCAAACTGGGGGCCAGAAAGCCGCCTGTTTTACGAGTTCGTGAGGATCTAAGCAATGTGTGACCCTACCGGCGGCATTATTTTTGGTATTGCTTCTGCGGCTTTAGGCATTGGTCAGCAGTTCGCGGCGTATCAACAGGCGCAGCAAGAGACGGCATACGCAAACGCCCAGGCGCAGCAAAACTACGAGTTTGCAATGCTGCAAACCTCTGCTGCCAACATCTACGAAAACCAGAAACAGATGATGCAGGAGACCTTGAACCAGCAGAACGCAGAGCTGGCAGGTCTTGCTTACGCAAACGACATCAGCCAGCTAAACCTGCGGATCATGCAAGAGCAGGAGGCTGCAGCACAGAAGAAGCAAGAAACAGGTAAGGCGTTTTTACAGGCCAAGGGCGAAGTCAGCGCAGCTGGTCGAATCGGCAACACCGTCGACAACTTGATTGCTGACTACTACAGGCAGCGAGCGCAGTTTGACTTTGCGACAGACCGCAACCTGGCCTTTGCCATCAACCAGCAACAGCAGGACAAGCGCGGTGCTGCAGCGAACTACGCAAATCGCTTGGCGCAGAACCAGCCGTACATGAAACAGGTGTACCTAGACCCGATCAGGCCAATAGAGCGAGCAGCGCCAAGCTCGCTGCCATACGTCCTGGGAGGTGCAGGAGCTGTGTTGGGTGGCATCCAGAGCGGTGTAGGCATGGCGGGCAAGCTCAAAGACTTAAAGCCACCGCCAGGAGTTGATGCCTTCAAAAACTTAGGCAAACTCAGCACTACAACTGGCTTTGGAGGCCAAAATTATTCCTCGGCTTACACGTCACCTTTTAGCTTGATTCGCAAGTAACACCATGGCATCGCAACTCGGCACCGGCAAAGCGCTTGGCACCGTCACTGGTGCAGAGGAGGCTAAGCGCCTTATTGGCGGCACTCCCCAGGTAGGTGCTGGTACGCCTATCGGTGGCAGGTCTATCGACCTCCCCGCCCTGAAGCCTGCGGCGTCGCCGGTCAATACTTACTTTGAGTCAAGGGGGCCAATCCTGGGTGGCCCTGTTGTTATCCCCAGGCCACCTGACCTGCCCCAGCCGTCGGGAGACATGGCTGCACTGGCCAAATCTCTGGGCAGCTTTAGCGCGGTCCTGGACGCCATGGGGGAAACCTACGTGGCCGTCGAGAAGATGCGCCAAGACAAGGCCGACATAGCAGGCAGAAAGGCTGCTGCTGATGTTGAAGTCAAATACCCAGGGCAAGGCTTTGCGCAAATACGCGACCAGCTCTACAAGAAAGCAAGCGCTGGTGACCTTGAAGCACGCGCCATGTACGAGCGGCTGCAAGCACTCAGCCCTTTGCAGCTTGCTTACGCAAACCGGCACCTTGAGATAGCTGCTACACGCAACGAGATCAGCACAGCACCTGGTCGTTGGGCTTCGATGACTGAGGTGCAGGATGAAAACGGCAACATGGTTCCTAAGGAATCACTGCCGCCAAACCACCCTGCAATTCTCCGTGCGCAACAGCAGCTAATCAGGATTAACACAAGCGACCCTGTCGTCTACAAACAGTTTGAAGCGTCAATCTATGCAACTCATAGCAACTTGACGACAGCGCAAGTTAAAACGCATAACGCCTATAAATTCAGACAAAGTGGCGCAGCACTGCAAAAAGAAATGGAATCTAATTTTCTGTCCAACGCTCCAATGGCAGAAAAATTAATGAATCTGTCTTTGAAGTTTACTGATTTGCGTGAAGCCTTGGGTCCTGAGGAATATGCAAATATGGTCAAACTTGCGCCTGATATGTTTTTTAACGTTGCTGCTGGCCTAGCGGCGCGGAAAGACGAAAATGGCAACACAGTGATTGACATGGAGTTGGCAAAGCAATACCAATATCAGGCTGAGGTATTTTACTTAAATGTGGTTGCCGGCCCCAATGGCGAAAAACTTTCTGAGCGGTTAGGCGCTGAGGGCGGCAGAGCGGGATTAGTCGATTCTTTCCGCAAGGGCATGCAGTTGATTTCAGGCCTGCGCAACTCAGTGCGTGGCGTTGCCGAAGCGGAAGGCGAAGATATTGCTGAGGACTACATAAAGGCATATGGTCTTCGTGATCCTGCCGTCATGAACGATGCGCAGCTGTTGAACACCAGGACGATACAAGCAAACGCCGATGCAAGCCGCGATGCAAGATTAAAGAATCCAGCAGCGTTCACAGCATTTCAAAAGACTCTTAAATCAGCAGCAGAGACAAGTGAAAACCTTGGTTCAGCTCGGCAGCAACAAAACTTTGCTGAGGTAGGCGCAAGAATAGCTAACTCAGATCTGACAGGCGAAGAGAAGACAGCAGCGTTAAACGAGTTGATACGGCAAGGAGCAGACGCAAGAACATTGCGTTCCTATTTCAAAGACGCAGATGCAGACCGAAGGGACGACAACAAACCCTACGCTGCAGCCAACGCTGACTTGATAAATAGAATCATGAAAGAGAGAGAAGCTGCATTAAAGTTGCCTGGCGTTGGTGGAAACACTGGACTTTCTGAAAAAGAAACGATTGATTTGGTAGCTGAGAAACGCGGACTAAAATTAAAGCTAAAAGAAATAGCTAAAAGTGTCCGTGATAAAGGTGGAGATGATCTTGCCGTTGCCACAGCACAGGAAAATTATTTAAAAACTTATTCCAGCCAGGTGCGTGAACAGGCTCAACAAGAAACCGCAAACCTTAAGCCGCCTGTAATTCCCGACGTCAACAAGTTTAACGCTGAATACAACAAAACATTTACCTGGGGCGTGCCGTCAGCTAAGCGCACGGAACTCAACAAAGCTGTTCAATACGGCAAAGTCGTACCTAAAGAGGTATTGGCCTCTGAGCTGGAGAGTTTTATTAGAACAAACAAGTTGTCGCCAGCGATGGAATTTATTATCAAGACCTCTGGCTACAGCAGAAAGGTTGATCAGTTCTTTCAAAAGCAATGGAAGAACAGTTTTCCCGATGTGCCATTTCCTACTTTGCAGCCAGAAGAGACACAAAGACTTAAGGACCTGCAGCTCAGCAACGCAGCTCCAGCGCCAACTTCAGGAGGCAGCAGCAGCTATGCGCACTCACTAGCCAACAACGTCCTGAACACTCTTACGGGGACAGCTCCGGCGGTAGCGGCAACGATGCCCACCACCTTTGAGACATTGCCTCAGCTCAGGCGGCCAACGATCCAGATCCCCGTCGCCCCTGCCCCACAACCCAGAACCCGACAGGGTGACACGCCTCCTACACGGGTCCCTGTCTCTGCTGCTGTTGGCAACTACGCAGTTGCTGGCGTTTATCACCCTCAAACTGGCCGCGGCTTTGCGGTGCCAGGTGTCACAGACCGCCTGGGTCGTCCTGTGGTGCTGTCCCAGGGCGCTGCAAACGCTTATCACCAAATGGTTCGGGACTCCAAGGGCGCTGTCAAATACAGCGACATTGAAAGCGCACAGCGCTCCGTCGCCCACAACACAACGGTTGGAGGGGCTGCAAATTCCAACCACCTAAGGGGTAACGCGATTGACGTCCACGGTGGGTCTAGGACCTGGATCAAAAAGCACGGGCAGAAATACGGCTGGGTCTACCTGGTCTACCCAGGTGGTGACTGGCACTTTGATTACAGGGGGAGTTGATGGCGGCAACGCCTGAAATCCCTGATGATGGCTTCAAGAAACCTGCAGGACCGCTTAAAGGACTATGGCTGAACCCGCTTTCAAAGTAGTAACAAGACCTGACGGCACTAAAGAAACGGTCTACACGGGTGAGCGGTTTAAGGCGCGGCCTGGCCAAGGTCCTGATCCGCAAAGCGAGGCGGTGCGGTCAAACCCAATTCTGTCTTTGGGGTACAGCGTTGGCTCAGCATTGAGCCAAGGGGTTCAGGCATACCAGCGAACAGGCGATGCCCGTAAGGCCTACATAGAAGGCCTGCAATACCTGGCAGACGACACGCAGCGGCCAGGAGCTGGGCGTGTTCCCACCCGCATATTCGCAGGCAGTACCAGAAATCTTGCGCAGAGCCTTATAGATCTGCAAAACATAAACAAGCCCTTGTCGGCTGGTAGCGCAAACCTGCCGGGCGTCAATCAACCGCTGCCAAAATTTGAGGCCAAGAACGCTGTAGAGGGCTTTGCGCAGGACACGCTGATGTTCCTGGTGCCCTACATGGGTGCTGTAAAAGCGTTGTCCATTGCAGGTGCAGGGGCACGCATGCTGCCTGGCGCAGCAACCGCTGCACGCGCTCTCGCCCCTGTGGCGGCTACTGCCCAACGGATTGAAGCAAGTGGAAGGCTTGGCAAGCTGGGTGTAACTGTTGCAAAGAAAGGCGCTGAGGGTGCGCTGCCTGG